GCGTCTGCCGGGAATGCGACGAGGAGATGAGCATCCGGGTGGATGCCTCCGCGCGGGACATGGCTGCGGTCGCCCGAGAGCTGCGGGCGACCATGGAGACCCTGGGACGGCGCGGTGACTCTGACACTGGAACAGCCTTCGTCGCTTCGCTGCTCTCCCCGGTGGGCGACCTCGAGGACGCCGGGCCGGCGGACCCGCGGCGGCGAGCTCGCGCGGTTCGCGGCGGCGTTGGGCAAGCCGCTGATGCCATGGCAGCAGCTCGTCGCCGACGTGGCGCTGGAGGTCGACCCTGACACGGGCCGGCTGGCCTACCGAAAGATCGCCCTGACCGTTCCCCGCCAATCCGGCAAGACGACCCTGCTGCTGGCGTCGATGGTGCATCGGGCCCTCGGGTTCGGCGACCGCCAGCGGATCATCTACACCGCCCAGACTCGCCTCAAGGCTCGGCAGAAGTGGGAGGATGATCACCTCGTCGCCCTGGAGCATTCGCCATTCGCGGCGCTGATGCTGCCGACCCGCAAGCAGATCGGGCAGGAGGCGATCCGTTGGCGCAACGGGTCGCTGCACGGCCTGGAGGCCCCGTCCGAGGACGCGGCGCATGGCGAGGTGCTGGACCAGGGCGTGATCGACGAGGCGTTCGCGCAGACCGATGCGCGGGTCGAGCAGGGCATGAAGCCGGCGATGCTGACCCGGCCGGAGCCGCAGTTGTGGGTGCTGTCCACCGCTGGCAAGTCCAAGGCGTCCTCGCCGTACCTGTGGGGTGAGATCGAGGCCGGCCGGCTGGCGGTCGAGGCGGGCATCACCTCAGGGATGGCCTATTTCGAGTGGTCGGCTCCATCCGAGGCCGACCCCGGTGATCTGGCGACGTGGTACGGGTGCATGCCGGCCCTGGGCCGCACGATCACTGAGGCGGCAGTTCTCGCCGACTTCGAGAGCTGGGTCGCCAAGGGCGAGCTCAACGAATTCCGGCGTGGGTATCTCAACCAATGGGTCGATGAGGCACCGCAGGAATGGCAGGTCATCCCCAAGGTGGCGTGGCTGTCGCTGGCCGACCCGGGCTCCCAGGCCACAGGGCCGCTGGCGTTCGCCGCCGACGTCAACCCCGACCGCACCTGGGCCAGCATCGGGGTGGCGGGCCGACGCGCCGACGGCAACCTGCACGTCGAGATTACCAGCGACGATGCCGGCACCCTCGACCACCGCCGCGGCACCGCATGGGTCGTGCCCAGGCTGCGGCAGCTTCAGGAGCGGTGGCGGCCGTGCGCGGTGGTGATCGCCCCGTCGGGCCCGGCGAACTCGCTCATCCCCGAGGCGGAGGCCGCGGAGCTGGAGCTGGCCAAACCATCGGTCGCCGACATCGCGGGGGCGTGCGGGGCGTTCTACGACGCCACCGGCGCCAACCCCGACGTCGACGACCCGGCGTCGCTGCGGCACCTCGACCAGTCGGACCTGAACATCGCATTGGCGGGGGCGCTCAAGCGGGATCTGGGCGAGCGATGGCTGTGGACCCGCAAGGGCATCTCGGTGGACATCACGCCGCTGGTGGCGGTGACGCTGGCGCTCTGGGGGCACGCGACCCGTGGGCACCTGACCGACGAGCCGCCGGCGTTCGCCGCGACCTGGCGCTGAAGGAGACAGATGGTCACGCAACTGCTGGACCGCGTGCCGGTCGACCGCATCCGCCAGGAGGCCGAGCAGGTCCACCTCGGCCGACTGCTGCTCGTGCTGCTGGTCGGGGTGTTCTGGGTGCTGGGGTGGCTGGCCGGGAAGGCGACCCTGGCGGTGGGATTCGCGTACGCGGCGGCCAAGATCGGGTTCCAGGAGGCACGCAACCCGACGGGTGGGCCGCGTCGTGGGCCTGCTTGAGCGGGTCGCCGACGCCCGGGCCGGCAAGACCGAGCAGCGGTTCTCGATCGACACCTGGATCTCGGACTACCTGCTGCCTGCCGGCGGGGCGTTCGGCTACAACGGCAACCAGTACCCCTACGGCCTGAACCTCACCTACGCCAGCAAGGGCATCCAGGAGGTCAGCGCCACCCTGCCGGGGTACATGGCGGCGCTGCGGACCTGCCCGCCCGCGTTCGCGGCGCAGATGGTCCGGGCGCTGGTGCTGTCGCAGGCCCGGTTCACATTCCGCAACCGCCCATGGACCCCGACGCCGCGCCGCACGTTCTCCAACGGCGCGCTGGCGCCGCTCGAGCAGCCTTGGACCAATGCCACCACCGGCGAGTTGCTGAGCCGCATGGAGTGGCACGCCGGGCCGGCCGGCAACGCCTTCGTGACGCGGCGGTCGGCCCGGCTGCGGGTACTGCGGCCGGACTGGGTCGGGATCGCCTACGGGTCGCAGCGGGAGCCGGAGGATCCGGCGCACGCTCTGGACGGCGAGCTGCTTGGCTACGTCTACCAGAACGGCGGGTTCAACTCCCAGCATGAGCCGGAGACGATCCTGCCGGACGACATGGCGCACTGGTCGCCGATCCCCGACCCCGAGAACGCCGGGATCGGCATGAGTTGGATTACCCCGGCGGTGCGGGAGCTCCAGGCCGACCGGGCGGTCACCGAGCACAAGCTTGTCTATTTCCAGCAGGGCGCTACTCCGAATTTGGTTGTCAAGGGGCTGCCATATACTCAAGGGCAAGAAGAGGCCTTTGAGCGACTGGTTGCCATCTTGGAAAAGGAACACGCCGGCCTGCGGAATGCCTATAAGTGCCTGCATCCCGAAACCGAAGTGGCAATGTGGGATGGCCGGCGCCTTCTGGCCTCTGAGGTCGGGGTTGGCGATCAAGTCGTGGCGTGGGCTCACGGCCAAGCGGTCCCCGGAACGATCTCCGCAGTCGACTGGCAGCCGGCCTCGCCGATCATCACAGTGACGACCCAGCGTGGCCGAGTCATCAAGACGAACGCTCAGCACCCGTTCCTGCTGCGTGATGGCTCATGGATCGATGCCATCGATCTGAACCCTGGTGATCTGCTGACCACTGGGCTTGGATGGGCGACCGACGAAATCCCCGACGCCCTCACGCCCTATCAGGCGTGGGTTCTCGGCGTCGTCATCGGCGACGGCTGCACAATCTCGTCCACGCCGGTCGTCAGCGCCTGGGATGAGGGGATCCGCGCCCGGCTCGCAATCGGCCATGACCTCAAGTGGACCGGCAAGGGCCATGACTACCGACTGCTCGGCGTGCGTGCGCTCTGCGTCGCTGCTGGCATCATGGGCAAGCGGTCGCGGGACAAGCGTGTTCCCGAGCAGGTGATGACCGGGAGCGCCAAGGTTCGAGCGGCATTCCTGTCCGGCCTGATCGACACCGACGGGCATGTGACCGATCCGGGCCTTCGCCTGTCGGCGGAAATTGGGGTCACCAGCACGTCGAGAGGGCTGCTGACGGATATGCAGCACCTCCTGGCGTCGCTTGGCATCAACGCTTCCGTTTCGCTGTCGATGCCGGCAGGGCGTGAGGGCGGCGCCATGCGAGGCGCAGGGCCACGACGCCATGACGCTTGGCGTCTCGTCGCGCTCGGCAACGATCAGGCCCGGCGCCTCGCCACAGTGCTTGATCTCGCCAACAGCGAGAAGGCGCGCCGCTTGGCTGCTTACGCACTGATGCCGAGCCGGCAGGACCGCTCTCGCTATGACCGGGTCGTCTCCGTCGAGGTGGGGCCACCGGAACCGACCATCGGCATTGAGGTTGCTGGCCATCACACCCATGTGACTGGTGGGGTGGTGACGCACAACACCCTGTACCTGTCCGCTGGCGCCGACGCCGCCGTGGTCGGCAGCAACCTGGCCGAGCTCGACCTGAAGAACGTGCAGGGCGCCTCAGAGACGCGGCTGTCGGTGCTGAGCCGGGTGCCCGCCGCGATCCTCGGGATCTCCGAAGGGCTGGCCGGGTCGACGCTCAACGCCGGCAACTTCGGCATGGCCCGACGGATCTTCGCCGACACCTGGGTCTACCCGACCTTGCAGGACATCGCTGCGGCATTGGCGCCGCTGCTGAAGGTGCCGCCGGACGCCGAGCTGTGGTTCGACGTCGGTGATGTGCCGCTGCTGCGGGAGGACGCCAAGGACGCCGCCGAGATCATGCAGATCCAGGCGACCACCATCGGCGGGCTGGTCAAGGAAGGGTTCACTCCGGAGTCGTCGGTCGCGGCGACCAAGGGGCAGGACGTGACCCTGCTGAAGCACACCGGACTCGTCAGCGTCCAGCTCCAGCCGCCCGGCCAGGCCGCCCAGCCGGCCCCCAACGGTAAGGCGCCGGCCCTGCCCGCCCCCAAGGGGTCCTGATGCCCTGGAAGGCGGAGAAGGGCCATGGCTGCTCGGGCTCCACGCCATGGGCCGTCATCTAGACCACGATCGGCGAGAAGGTCTC